TGCGTGGTCGTGGTTTCAGACCGGCCCACTGCAACGTCTGATGCCGGGTGGTGCGATTATCGTGATTATGACCAGATGGTCACTGGTGGACTTAACCGGGCGGCTGATTAACTTCCAAATCAAAAACCCGGAGTCTGATCCGTGGGAAATTGTGGAGTTACCAGCAATTCTGCCTTCGGGGAAAAGCCTGTGGCCTGAACAGTGGCCCATCGAGCAGTTGGAGCAAAAGCGTACAGCCATGGACCCACGGTACTGGAACGCCCAGTACATGCAGAATCCGACCAGTGAAGCGGCAGCGCTGATTAAAAGAAGCGATTGGCGCATTTGGGACGCAGATGATCCACCGCCGTGCGATTTTATAATCCAGAGTTGGGATACGGCGCACGAAACCAAGAACTCATCCGACTACACAGCCTGTACAACATGGGGGGTGTGGTACAACGAGGAGGAGGGTAGCCGTCCAAGTGTCATGCTGCTCGATGCGTTTAAGGAGAGAATGGAGTTTCCTGAACTAAAAGAAACCGCATTGAATCAGTACAGGGAGTGGCGACCTGATTCGTTCTTGGTGGAGAAAAAGGCGGCTGGTGCACCACTGATTCAGGAATTGCGCAGAATGGGCATCCCGGTCGATGAGTTCACGCCGTCTCGTGGTAACGATAAGATTGCGCGTTTAAATGCGGTTTCTGATTTATTTGCTAGCGGAGCAGTCTGGGCGCCGGACAGACGTTGGGCACGGGATGTGATTGAGGAGGTTGTAGCTTTTCCCGTCGGGGAGCATGATGACTATGTGGACACGATGACGCAGGCGCTTCTGCGTTTCCGAAACGGTGGGTTTATTACGTTGCCAAGCGACGAGCCAGATGAACCCAGGTACTTTAAATCAGGCCGCAGAGCGGCGTATTACTAGGACACACAATGGCTATCGAAAAAGGCTTGTACCAAGCGCCCAAGGGCATCGAAGAAGATATTGAAGATGTACTGGGAGAACCAGACATTGAAATCGAGATTGAAGATCCCGAGCGTGTCTCCATTGAGATGGGCGGTATGGAGTTGGAGATCCTGCCCCCGGATGAAGGCGAAGGCTTTTACGACAACATCGCAGAAGAAATGCAAGAAGACGCCCTTCAGTCGTTGGGGATGGACCTTCTTGACGACATCCAGCGGGATCGAGACTCCAGAAAAGACTGGGAGAACACCTACAAGGAAGGGTTAACCCTACTGGGTTTGAAGTACGAAGAGCGAACCGAGCCGTGGGAGGGTGCCTGCGGGGTGTTCCATCCGATGATTACTGAGGCGGTAGTGCGGTTCCAGTCTGAGACGATCATGGAGACTTTCCCGGCGCAGGGGCCTGTGCGTACCAAAATCATTGGTAAAGACACACGGGAGAAGGAAGAAGCAGCCCGACGCGTTAAAGAGGACATGAACTACGAGTTAACCGAGCGCATGCCGGAGTTTCGTTCGGAGCATGAGCGGATGCTGTGGAACCTCCCCGCAACGGGTTCGGCGTTCAAAAAGGTGTACTACGACCCGAACATGCAGCGTCAGGTCTCTGTGTTTATCCCGGCTGAAGACATCATTATTTCGTATGGAGCCTCATCCATCGAGACAGCGGAGCGTGTTACGCACCGTATGTTCAAGACCAAGAACGAGATTCGTAAGCTTCAGGTGGCGGGGTTCTACAGAGATGTGGAGCTTGGGGAGCCGACCAAATCTAAAGACGAGATTCAGGAGCGCAAAAACAAAGAGACTGGGTTCAACAGTCTGAACGACGACCGGTTTGAGTTGTTTGAGTGCCACATTAACCTCGACCTAGAAGGCTACGAGGACAAAGAAGATGGGAAACCCACGGGCATTGCCATCCCGTACGTGGTCACAGTCATTGGTGGCACGGGAGAGATTCTGTCCGTGCGGCGTAACTACTACGAGGACGACCCCACAAAAGCACGCAGGGATCACTTCGTGCACTACGTCTACATTCCGGGCTTCGGGGTGTATGGCTTCGGTCTGTTCCACCTGATCGGTGGGTTCGCACGGTCAGCCACCTCGATCATGCGTCAGCTTGTGGACGCCGGTACGTTGTCGAACCTGCCGGGGGGCTTAAAAGCCCGTGGTCTACGCATTAAAGGCGACGATACCCCGATTGCTCCGGGTGAGTTCAGGGACGTGGACGTTGGCTCCGGTGCCATCCGCGACAACATTCTCCCCCTGCCGTACAAAGAGCCAAGTGCCACGCTGTACCAGTTGCTGGGCACCATCGTTGAGGAGGGACGTCGATTCGCTGCTACGGCAGATATGAAGATTTCCGACATGTCCGCACAGGCGCCTGTGGGTACGACACTGGCCTTGCTGGAGCGCATGCTCAAGGTGATGTCGGCGGTTCAGGCTCGGGTGCACTATGCCTTCAAACAAGAGCTAAAGTTATTGGCTGGCATCATTCGTGACTACACCGATGACGAGTATGAGTACGAGCCGAATGATGGGCCGCGTCATGCCAAGAAGTCAGACTACGACATGGTGGAGATCATCCCCGTGTCAGACCCCAATGCGGCGACCATGTCGCAGCGGGTGGTGCAGTATCAAGCAGTGATCCAGTTGTCCCAGACCGCACCCCAGATTTACAACCTGCCCCAGCTGCATCGGCAGATGTTGGAGGTGTTGGGCATCAAGGACGCAGCCAAGCTGGTGCCGGTGGAGGACGACGAGAAGCCTACCGACCCGGTTACGGAGAACATGAACGTGATGAACGGCAAGCCCGTCAAAGCTTTCATATATCAGGATCACGAAGCGCATATCGCTGTGCACATGAATGCCATGCAGGATCCCAACATTCAGCGGTTGATTGGGCAGAATCCGATGGCAAATCAGATTGGTGCAGCGCTGCAAGCGCACATCGCAGAACACGTCGGGTTCGCATACCGGCGCCGTATCGAGGAGCAGTTGGGTATTCCGTTGCCCTCGCCAGAAGAAGAAATGCCAGAAGAGTTGGAGCTTCAGGTCTCCCGCCTCGTTGCCGAGGCATCGCGCCGTGTGCTGGCTAACAGCCAAGCCGAGGCTGCGCAGCAGCAGGCCCAGCAGCAGGCACAGGATCCAATTGTGCAAATGCAGCAACAGGAGTTGGCGATCAAGCAGGGTGAGTTGGCGCTCAAGGAGAAGAAGGTTCAAGTTGACGCCGCTGCCAAAGCTGACGAACTCGCGCTTCGTGAGAAAGAACTCGCGGTTAAAGCCGCGCAGGCTGCTGATGAACTTCAGCAGAAGGCCGAACTTGAGGGCATGCGCCTCGGGATCGACGTTGCGAAAACTCGCGCACAACCAAAAGGAGGTAACAACCGTTGATTCAAGCTTTCGCAGAGACCCTGCGCAAAAAAATCCGAGAGGATATGAACAACTACGCGGACGACTGCGCAGGCGGTGCGTGCCGTAGCTTTGAGGAGTACCAAAAACTCTGTGGCGTGATTCAAGGTCTGGCGCTTGCAGAGGCTCATTTAATTGACCTTGCAAAGAAAGTTGAGGAAGCAAATGACTGATATTGCTGAAACTTTGGCGGAAGCTGAAGCCGCTGAAAAAGCCACCCAATTGCCAAAGCCTACGGGCTGGAAGCTTTTGTGTGCATTACCGGAAGTAGAAGATAAGTTCTCAGGAACCGATCTTTTGAAGCCAGATTCGATCACTAAAGTCGAAGAGCACAGCACCACAGTTCTTTTTGTGATTGCTGCTGGCCCAGACGCGTACAAGGACACCGCGAAGTTTCCCAACGGACCATGGTGTAAAGAGGGCGACTTTGTGCTAGTACGTGCTTACTCCGGTACTCGTTTTAAGATTCACGGACGCGAGTTCCGCCTACTAAACGACGACCAAGTTGAAGCGGTCGTGGAAGACCCACGCGGCTACACCCGCGCTTAAAGGAGCAAAAAATGCCTGAAAGCTACAAATTCCCTGACCAAGCTGAAGAGCAGGACATCGAGGTCGAAACCGAAGAAAGCGATATTGAACTTGAAGTTATAGACGATACGCCGCCTGAAGACAGAAACCGCAAGCCCCTTGACCGTGAGGTTGAGGATCCGTCTGACGACGAAGTTGCTGAGTACAGCGAAAAAGTTCAGAAGCGGATGAAAGAGTTGACCCATGCGCGTCATGACGAGCGTCGGGCTAAAGAAGCGGCTTTGCGTGAGCGGGAAGAAGCAGCCCGTGTTGCCCAGCAATTGTTTGAAGAAAACAAGCGCCTGAAAGAGCAATACAACGCGGGAAATGCCGTCTACAACGAGGTTGTCCAATCTAAAGCTGATATGGAGCTTCAGATTGCACGTCAAAAACT